GTTGCTGAATAATTATACAAAAGGATCTAATTAATTTTAGGTCCTTTTTTAATGCAAAGAAAGTGAGGTATTTATGTCAGATGATGCATTACAAGAGGTAAGAGAAAGACTTATTAAAATAGAAGTACTTTTAGAAAATATGTCACAAAATAATGATTTAAAATTAGAGACAGTTGAAGAAAAAATAAAAGTGGCAAACAATAGAATAACAGATTTGGAAAATTCAAATACATGGTTATGGAGAGCAATAGCTGGAGCTTTAATAAGTTCAGTTATTGCTTTTTTAATTAAATAAATAAAAATTGGAGGTAAGGTTATGGATTTAACTTTTTTAAATGATTATGTGGTGTTAGTTATAGTTGGTATATGTGTATGTGTTGGGTATGTATTAAAGAATAGTTTTCCTTCATTAGATAATAAGTATATACCACTTATAATGGCAGTGCTTGGTGTTGTTCTTAATGTTTGGATAGTTAAGGTTATTAGTCCAGATGTAATATTAGGTGGTATGTTTAGCGGTCTTGCGAGTACAGGACTACATCAATTATTTGTTACATTAATTAATAAGGAGGTAAAATAGTTATGGCTAAATATTTAGTAGGAATAGATGCAGGTCATGGAATGAATACCGAAGGCAAGAGGACTCCTTCATTAAAAGAAGATTTATACATAGACGGAAGATTAGTTAAGAAAAAAGGGCAATGTATACATGAGTTTGAATGGAATATAGGAGTTAGTAATTATCTAGCAAAAGCACTAGAAAGATGTGGAGTTGATTATATCTATTTGATGGATAAAGATGGTTCTACTGATACTCAAATTTCCACTAGAGCAAGTAAAGCAAATAAGGCTAAATGTGATATTGTTGTATCAGACCACTACAATGCTTTTGGAGGTTGTTCAAAGTTCCTAGATAGAAAAGGTGGTTTATTAGTGCTAAGAACTCAAAATTGTTCATCAAAGAGTATTAAATTAGGAGAATTGGTCGCCAAACAACTAGAAAAAGACATAGATTATGGATATTCTTATGGACTTCAAAAAGATGTTGATATAAGTGGTTTTACACTTGGTATATTAAGACAAACAAACATGCCTGCTATATTAATAGAATACGGATTTATGGATGTATTGAAAGAGGCTAAATTAATGTTGGATACTAAGTATCAAAAGAAATGTGCTGAATCAGTTTGCAATGCTATATGTAAGTACTTTGGAGTTGCTTACAAGAAAGAAAGTATACCAACTACATCTAATAAAAAGAAACTTATTAAAAATATATATGGTAAAGAAATCAATATTAGATCTAGTGCTGATTGGAATGGAAAAATAGTAGGGAAGTTAAAGGCAGGAGATAGCCTAACTTTAAAAGAAGGTCCTTTGACTACTAAAAATGGTTCTACCAAGATGTATAAAACTATTCTTGATACATATGTTACAGCAAGTAGTAAGTACGTTAAGATAATAGAGATATAAATAAAAAATAAGGTGGCTTTCCGTTAGCCACCCTTGAAATAATTAAAATAATTATTAAATAATAGGTACTATTATAATATGTATAGAACCTTTAAAGTATGTCCATAATTTTAATACATATTAATATAATTGAAAACTTTTAAAAGGCTGGTAAGTATTTATTTCCTTACCAGCCTTTTTTATTATTCTTTGTTAGAATGCCAATACTATTCACCTTGTTGAGTTTTTTTATTAGACTTCTGCCACATCCATATTCATTTCCATGTTTTCAAGTCGTTCTTTATAGTCTACATCTTTATTTATTTATCACTCCCGTTGTTTACATTTTTATAAAAGTTACTATTATCATAAGCACTATCATTGTTACGTTGTTCACGTTCTTGTTTATCTTTCTCCTGTTGTTGACGTTCTCTTTCTCTTTCTGCTTCTTTCTGTTTATACTTTTTATTATTATCTTTGCATTTTAATTCTGTAGCACAGTTGTTACATAATTTCATACCTTTGTAATCTGTCATATTATTGCTTTCGATTCCACATATTTCGCAACCATTATTCATTTCACCTAAGTGTGTACCGTCTTTTAAATAGCCATTGTCTAGGTATCTCTGCTCCTCACTTCTATTATCCTTAGTTGTCTTTTTAGATGTCTTTTTGGAACTCTCATCGCGTTTGTCAGTTGTTTTCTTAGTGTTGTTAGATTGTTCATCTGTGTTTTGTAAGTTGTCATATCTAAATTCATAAGCACTAATCCAATTGCCATCTGTTAGCTTAAATAATATATTAGTGTCTATACCTTGTTTATCATAGTATTCTGTTACCTGTTTTACAAATTTATCGCATTTATCCGTTAATCCCTCTTTTTTAGTTACCTGTTGTATTTCTTCCTTACTCAAACCTTGTAAATTGATGTTATTATCTATTATAGCTATTGTTGTAACATATATATCTTTATCTTTGGTTGTACTAACACTAACATCGCCGTCAACAAAAGCTTTACTTAATAAATCTTTAACATATTTATCCATTGATTCTAAATCTGTTGTGTTTTCTACTACGTCCTGTTTAGCATCATTTACCGCTTGCTCTGTTGTACTACATCCAACCATTCCTATTACTATAATTAAACCTATCACTAAACTTAATATTTTCTTCATTATATACACCCCTCATTTAATAATAGTAGCACAAAAGACTAGAGAAGTTAATTTCTAGTCAAAAATATTACATTTTATAGTATTTATTTTTTTAAAGTGTAGAAATAATCATTTCTCTTGAAAAATCTTCTGGCGGGTAACGACCTCTTAGATCATAAAAGTATTCTTTTAGTATTTCGTAACTTGTGTTTTCTAATATTTC